GGCCCAATCGATCGGCAAGAGCTCAAACACGAGCTCTATGGCAATGGAATCACTAGCGGCCTTCAGATCAATGGTCGCAAGCTTCTGTTCGTAGGCATTTTTAGCGCCTACTTGATTAGCTTCCTGAGAATTCAGGTCGATTCCAGCACTTTGTAACCGCCGCCTGAAGTAATGGCCGAATCCTTTTTGAAGGAAGCCATTACCTCGAGGCTCTTTAGCGATAACGCGGTGACTTTTCGCGTTTTTCGGAACAGTATCAATAATGCATTCTTCAGTAATGAAGAAGCAAGACGGGAGAAGATTGTAAGGACCGGCAAGGTCCTTTATATCAACCCCCAAGATGCTGCACGACCAGTGAAGGTCGGACTCTATGACGCTAGCCAATAAAGGCTGGCAACGTCGAGTTACCGAAATAGGGAGTTCGCACATTTTGGTGTCGACAAAGGCACGACGGCGACTTATGTCGCTCGTCGCACCCGGTCCCCAACCAAACCCAGGATCAACGCAGAAGAGACTAAAGGGGCCCAAGAGACGGGAGATTTTTCGCTGGCTGAGATGGAATATCTCGGCAAGCTCAGGCTTAATACCCTGAGATCTCCAGTTCTTAAGGTTCCTATTAGTTACACCGCATTGGTCTTCAGAAGTAGTGAACTTCTTCATCGCTTCAACTTCGAGGTCAAGTCCTGTCTCAAGCATCTTACCTTTGGAAAGGAAAGAGACTATGAGATAGTCGTCCTCGAAGGATTCGCGATCCAGGTAATCGCTCGGATGGATTTCCATCTCGGCAAGGGCAAGTTGGTTATACTTGAACCTTAGCCAAGCACCCAAAGCGACCGGAGATTCAATCGATTTGCATAGGGCGAAAAATATCTCGCCTATCCGTGTTCGCACGTTATGCATTTCCATCGCTCCTAGACGTCAGTAGACGTTTTGGAGATTTTCGACCATGTTGGTGAGCTGCGTTTCGGCCAGCAAGTAATCTGCATACTTCCGCAGATCCTTTCTGTCCTGAAGCAGAGCACGCTCCGACATGACGAATTCGATGTTCGCGCGTGGAGTGTACGCGATCGTGGGACTTGGAGTATACCCCGAGTCCGATACACCCAAGGCTTCAACCTTAGGTGTATAGATTGCGATCTTCACGCGGTTGAATCGGCTATCCGAATTGTCACCGGCTTTCGGAGGGGAAGGACGGACGAGCTGCATCGAGATCCTGTTATAGGAAATCGACGACGTACCCGTCTGATCCTCCCACCACCAAACGCCGTTGGCATCCGGACCGAGGGGGATGAAAGTGTGGAGCACAGGAGTTACCTGCGCGTCATTCAGCGTGATGTTAGCGACTGCTGACATGTTGAGACATACCTCAATTGTAGGATCATCTTGGTTCGCCAAGGCGAGTCAGATCCACGGTTGGAGTTCTGCTATTTACGGGGAGGGCGCCCGGCCGGGTTTGTACCTAGCCAGCGCTGAAACCCCTCACTAGCAGCGTTAAAATTGTCGGTAGTCCTAACTGCTGGATGCTTGAGCGAAGACAACATTTGCCCAAGTAGTGAAACTCCAGAAGTCAAACGAGAGGAACCTAGTTTAGGATCGAACCTAGGCACACGTGGAGCAGGGCTGCCCGAAAGGACAACCCTGTTCTTGTACGTAACTATCTGGTATCCG